TGTACACGGTATAGAGCATAATGGTGAAAAATATCATATTATAAGATTTCAAGATGTAGTTGTTGTTTTATGAAAAGGCTAGAAGCAAGGGACATAAAAGATATGAACTTGTTGAAACACTATCGAATAATAAGACGGTGGGCTTGCAGGAACAACAACCTTAATGATGCTGATTTAGAGCTATTAATATATCTTGATTGTATGGACCTATTTTCAAAGCACGACTTTGAAATGGGTGTATACTCTTATAGTTGGGATAACAGGCGTTGGAACAGGCTTTTGAAAGAAGGCTGGATAACAGTTTGGCGCCATAGAAACAGGAAGGATATAAAATATAGTATATACAAAGTATCTTTCAAGTGTAAGCAACTTATAAATAGAATATACAAAGTAATGCTAGGTGAAGAAGATATACCTGTTGGTAAATCAAATAGCATTATAACAGGGGAAACTTACACTGACAAGGTGTTAAGAACATCAATAAGAAACATTAATAGAGATAAAAATAGATAATATGTACACACCATTAGACAAAAAACTAATTGGAGATCAAAACAAACTTCCTGAAGCTTTAAAAGCAAAGATTGAAGCAGCTCCAGAAAGCCCAGCTCAAATGGGTTACGATACACCAGCGAAGCAGGTCGTAATCGACCCAATGACAGGTATGCCCATGCAACAAAGTGAAATTACAAATGTACCGCCTCAACAATATAATACAATGGGTAATGCTAAACCAGTTTTTTCAGAACAAGCGCAGTTATTTTCTGAAAAAATAAACGGTGGAATCCAGGATAGACAAAATTCAGTTTTTGCTACACCTATGTTTAAGAAGAACTGTAATAAAAAATACTAATATGAAAGACATTAAACAATTAAAAGTAGATTTAGCCGGTCAAGTAGGTGAAAACGCTATATGGGATGGACCTCTAAGTAAAGAAGGTTTTCCAATGGGTAAAGGATCTAGTTCAGGTTCTCAAGGTATGGAGGTTAGTAAAGCCGACTGTGGATGTGACTCTGTAAAAGGACCTATTACTTCAAGAGCTAAAGCGTATTAATGAAGTTTAAGTACTTTACTTACGATGAGTTTGATTGCCCAAGCCTAAAAGGTAGTGGTAAAAAAGTGAGTGATGAACTAATAAATATGCTAGATATTGTTCGTAAAAAATACGGTAAATCAATAACTATAAATTCAGGCTATAGAACACCTGAGCGTAATAAAGAGGTAGGTGGTAAACCTGGTTCATCTCATTTAAAGGGCTTAGCTGTTGATATTGCGTGTAAAAACTCTATTGATAGATTTAAACTAACTAGTATATTAATTGAGGTTGGTTTCAAGAGAATAGGTATGGGTTCAACATTTATACATGTAGATATAGATAAAGATAAATCACAAAACGTCCTTTGGACATATTAATATGGGATCACCTCTAAATATAAAAGAAAAGTCTTACGAAAAGCAGAATAGAAAGATGCGTTCGAAATACAAGTCTGAAACTGGAAAAAGCTTGGGTAAAAGACTAACCAAGGGTACAAGCTCAAGAAGAGTATCTTTTGCCTGTAGATTTGCTGGCATGGCCGGAGCTATGAAAGACTCTAAAGGTGAACCAACTAAAAAAGCAATGGCTTTAAAAAAATGGGGATTTGGCAGCGTAGGAGCAGCTAAAAACTTTTGTCAAAAAAATAAATCTAAAAAATAACAATAATGAAAAAAGGTGTAAAATTCGACTACAAACAGGCGTACAACAAAAACTTAAAACCTAGTGCTAGACTACATTACTTAGAAAACGCTAGACATGATCAAGACAGTCCAGCTAAAAAATATGGATCTCCAATGAAAATGGGTTCTCACTCTATACATAAGCATATGGGTGGAAGTGCTTTTCATATGAATACTGAACCAAGTAATAGCAAAGAAAAAGCGTCTACAGAAAAGAGAGACTTAATGAAATATAATCCAGTTGATGACAAGGCTGCTAGTATTAAGTCTGTAGAAGTTTCATCTCCTAAAGTTGAATTGTCTTCAGCTAAGCCAACTAAAAAAGAAGCACCTAAATCTAAAAGCGTACAAAGAAAAGCAGATAGAGTTGAAAAAACCAGAGAAAAAGGTAAACAAGCACTAGAAGATGGTAACACTTCAAAAGCTATGAGATTAAAGCGTAGAGAGAGAAGGCTTAAAAGAAGAATAGCTAAAAAATCTAAAAAATAAAACAGATAGGACTGTATAAACCTAAAAAATAATATAAACGACAAAAAACTCAAAAAATTATGTCACAAAGATTAAAAATTAATTATGAGCAATACGGAAGCAAAAAGACAGCCGTGTTTAACGCAGACGATATTTTTCGTGCTGTTTTTATTCCAGATGGAATGGGAGATGATAAAGTGTATTTGTACACGTCAACTGGCTCTTATTTCATCGTACAAAGTGTAGGTTCAGATTTCGGTGTTAGTGCAATAGCTATAGAAAAAGCTATTAACGACGCTTTAACATCAAACCCAGGAGGTAGAGTTGTTGAAATCACACCAGCTGGTATGGAAGGTGTTTTAGATACGATCACAAACCCAAGTTAGAAATGGTAGACACAGTTAGCAAGGGGTTAAACATCCCTTGCAGTTGTGCTGCTAGAAAAGAAACATTAAACAAGATATTACCTTATAAAAAATAATATATGGCATTTAAACTGGACAACCCACCTTATTCAAGTGATAATACACCTATATATAGGGTTGATATGGAGAATGGTGTTCTAGGTAAAGCCAATAATAACGGTACCATAATACTAAACAATAATCTAAATGCTAATCAAGAACGAGACGTTATAGACCACGAAATGGTACATATAGATCAAATGAGACGTGGTGACTTAGACTATGACAATAATTACGTATACTGGAAAGGTAAAAAATATTCAAGAGCACAGATGAGCGAAGGTTCTCCAAATTTAGCCTGGGAAAAAGAGGCGTATAATAAAACAAAGAAAAAATAAATAAATTATGGCTTACAAACAATCACCAGGTAGAATGAATATGCCTAAAACTGGACAAGGAATACCAAGTGTATTAACTATGCCAAACCTAGATCCAAAAGAACCAAAACCAAGTAATGTAAAATACGGTGCTTTAGAGAAGACCTCTAGCACGAACGCTAGCGGTAGAACTACAGTTACTGTAACTCAACCTTTTTCGTCAAATGGTAAAAAAACTAGCAAAAGTTATAAAGAGTTTGCAAAAGAAGGTGGAGACGTAGCAGCGGCAAAAAAGTTTAATGCTGGTAAATCAGGCTCTAGAACAACAACTTATTCGTATGGTGGAAACAAGCCAGCGGGTATAAAGCCAGTTTCAACAAGCACGCCTAAACCTAAAATTGACTTAAGCAAAAAACCATCTATTGCTAAAGATTACGGTAGTTTTACATTTGGATCAAATATGCATAATATGAATTTTGGTGGGCACAGTACATACGGGAGAACAGCAGCTGGCGAAACACCTAAGTTTAGTCAGTCGTATACGGAATCTACAAAAAATCCGATGTCAGGTAAGCCTAATATAGCTACGTCTAGAAAGATCACAGCGAGAGAGAATCAACTTATGAAATCAAATTTTTACAAAGGAGCTAATCCATACAATATTGGAGAAAAGAAGTTCGAGCAGCATTTACAAAACATCGAAACATTTGAAAAAAGAAAAAACGATAAAAAGTTCGCTAGACAAGAATTAATTAAGTCAAGAAAAAAAGCTAGAAAATAGTGAAAAAAATATTAGAATTTTTCAGCACTAAAGTTTTCAAACAAGTTGGTGATGTGGTTGATAACCTATTCACTAGCGAAGAAGAAAGACTCAATGCTAGAAATGAAATATTTAAAGTACTACAAGATGCTCAGTTAGAGTTGCAAAAAATGCAGACTGAGATTATTGTAGCTGAAGCTAGCGGTAATTGGCTACAGAGAAGCTGGAGACCAATACTAATGCTTTCATTTGGTTTTGTAATAATATATACTAAGTTCATATCACAGTTATCTGTACATTTAGTAACACCTACATTAGAGCCTCAATTCTGGAGTTTACTAGAAATAGGTATTGGAGGTTATGTAATAGGTAGAAGTGGTGAAAAAATCGTGGACAAGCTAGGGCCACTATTCAATAAAAATAAATAAAAAATAAATAATGGGACAATACGCAAATCAACCAGATTTCGCTACATCAGCTGAGACTGTAGTAGTTGGTACAACAAATGTAGAGAGCAGTGCGCTTTATATTGGAACAGGTGGTGACATAGAAGTAACTGCAATAGGTAGTTCTTCTTCAGTGGTGTTTAAAAACATACCTGATGGATCTTTCCTACCTGTCATAGTTAGCTCTATCACAGCAGGTGTAAACACTACTGTATCGGACATTGTAGCTATAAAATAATATGGGACTTGGTCTAGGACTAGGCGTATGGTGGCCTACACAATCTTCACTTATACCAGGCTTGATAAAAACTTTATGTGTAAGATCCACATATTGTGAAAACAAGACCTGCACCACAGCTATACTTCAAAAACTAGAAAACTGTAAATCATAATGAGTAACTTACTGAAAGACGCCTCAATACTTTTAACCCCTACCGCATACGACAATGGTAGCATGCATGCTATTAAGCCAGAAAATGGAGATGGAGATTTTGACTTTCAAAGAAATTCTGCTGCGACCCGAGTTAATGCACAAGGTTTAGTAGAGAATGTACAGATAATCAGTCCAGAGTTAGTTTCAAATGGTAACTTTTCAGAGATAGGTGCAGAAGAAGTTTTAAATGGAAACTTTTCACAAGAAGGAAGTGAGTTAGTTACAAATGGTGATTTTGCTACAGATAGTGATTGGATTAGTTCTGATATTAATGGATTTAGTATAAGTGGCGGTAAATTAAATTTATTAGATGTTGCATACGCAAAATCGGTTCTTCAAACTAATGTCGCAACGGTAGGAAAAACATATAAAGTTACTCTTGAAATAAGTGATTATGTAAAAGGTTCAGTTAGAATTATTTTAGGTGGTTCTGTTACATCAACACAATCCTCTAATGGTGTTTTTACATTTTATGTAACTGCTTTAGCAGATGCAAATATTGGTATTCAGACTTTAGGTGGAGGTGGTACAACCCTATCAATAGACAACGTTTCAGTTAAAGAAGTAGGACAAGATTGGAATTTAGGTGGAGATTGGACTATTGGTGAAAATAAAATTATTCACCCTGCAGGCTCTAGCCCTGAATATTCTACTCAAGATAATGTATTAACTATTGGAAAAGATTATACTTATTCTGTAGAATTGCTTACAGGAAATGGTACAAATTTCGCTCAATTATACGTAGCGGGTGTTGGAGCAATTGCTGCCTTTACTAATGGGGCTGGAGTTTATACAGGTTCTTTTACCGCACAAGGTACAAATATTCGAATTAGAGCACTTGGTGCTGATATAGATGTTGAAGTAACAAACATATCAATTAAAGAAGTTGGGCAAGATTGGACGTTTGGTACTGGTTGGAGTGTAGACCAAGCTAATAGTAAGGCTGACGCAACAGATGCTGCATTTAACTCACAACTTGCTAACAGTGCTGCTATTGGAGCAAGTAAAAAATATAAAATATCTTTTGATGTTTCAAACTATGTAAAAGGAAATGTTATTGTTAAAATTGGTAACACCTCAAGCGCAACGGTTTCAAGTAATGGGAGTTTTACATTTACTTTAACTTCAGCAAATACATCTTCTTTTCAAATTGCAACTTGGGCTGGTAGTGGAACTACTTTATCTGTAACAAACGTATCAATTAAAGAAATAACAGACGATACAAACATACCAAGAATAAACTACGAGGGTTTCAGTTATCAAGATGTTTTAGGAAGTGAGGAAATTGTAAATGGTGATTTTGAAAATGGAAGTGCTAATTGGAGTTTGTCTGATTCAACTGTTTTGAATGGAAAATTAAATATATCAACTACATCTATAAACAATACTGCTCAACAGTCAATAACAAATCTCATCATAGGAGCGAGTTATAAAATAGAGTACAATATAAATAGTATTTTAACTGGTGGACTTGTTGTATATGAATCATCACATAGTAGACCAGCTTATGAAACAAGTGCTGGTGTATATTCAAACACATTTATTGCAACTGCAGCAACTCAAACAATAAATGTCAGAACATCTGGAGCAACAACTGCAACAATAGACAACGTATCTGTAAAAGAATATCTTGGTCAAGAAGTAGTACCAGATAGTGGTTGTGGAAGTTGGTTATTAGAGCCACAGAGTACGAATTTGTTGCCTTATAGTGAGGATTTTAGTCAATGGACTAGTTACATAACAACTCCAACATTAAATTCAGCAACTTCTCCAAGTGGTGATGTAAATTCAGCTAAATTAACATCTACTGGAGTTTATGGAAGTTTTAGTTTAAATATTTCTAAATCTAGCTCTGCTTTAAACTACACTCAGAGTGTTTTTGTTAAGGCAATTAATTATACTGTTGTGAATCTTATTTCTTATGGCTCATCAAGTGCTAATAGAGCTCAAGTATCTTTTGATTTGTCAGATGGTAGTGTATCCTCAGCAGCCTCTGTTAATGGTGCTTATTCTAATCCATCTGAATCTATTGAAGATTATGGTAATGGTTGGTATAGAATTTCTCTATCATTTACCTCTGATGCTTCTGTTGAAGTAAGACCACATATTCAATTTCCAGTTCAAATGACTAATGATGATTATGTTTTACTATGGGGAGCGCAACTAGAAAACCAATCTTATAGCACCTCCTACATACCAACTAACGGAGCAACAAACACTAGGCTACAAGATATTGCAAACAATAGTGGTAACTCTAGTTTAATAAATAGTACAGAGGGTGTATTTTATGCTGAAATAAAAAGGGATACATCTGCTAATACATTTCATTTAATTTCATTAAACAACGCATCCTCTAATAGTGATGCAAATTCTGTTGCTATTGGAGTTAATGGTTCTGATTTATTTTATGTGAGAGTAAAAAGTCCAAATGGTTCTTATACAAATCAAGGCATACCAATGTCTATTGGTGATTTTCATAAAGTAGCAATAAGATATGAGCAAGGAAATATAGGGTTATTTATAGATGGCACGAAAGAAGGTACTTTTACTGGTGCTTGGTTGTTTACACTGCCATTAGATAATTTATCCTTTGATTACAACGGAAATGGGTCTTTAAAATTCTTTGGAAAAACCAAAGCACTAGCAGTTTACAAAGAAGCATTAACAGATGCAAATCTAAGATGCCTTACATATCCAAATCCAGTTGCAACAACATTTGATTTAGACTTTGATACTATTGCAGAGCAGTTTACTTTTACTAGAGGCTCAGAAGCTACGTTTGTAAATGAACAAGGGTTAATTGAAAGTACAAATCAAATAGGTCCAGAATTGGTGACTAATGGAGATTTTGCTACAGATAGTAATTGGACTAAGGGTACTGGATGGACTATTAGTGGAGGCAGTGCAAACTATGATGGTGTAAATGCATATCAATTATTAAGACAAGGAACTGCAAATGGTGTCGTGGGAAAAACTTATCTTGTAAAATATGATGTTATTAATAATAGTGGAGTTGGTGGCATATATGCTAAATTTGGAGGTGTTAATTTAAGCGGCTATAATCAAAATAATGGAAGTTTCGAGTTTTATGCTACAGCAGTCTCAACAGATTATATAAGATTTACACCACAATTAAATTTTACTGGCTCAATAGACAACGTATCTGTAAAAGAAGTAATATCTGCAACTAACACACCAATAATAGATTACTCAACTGGTGCAGAGGCATTCTTGTTAGAGCCGCAGAGTACGAATTTGGTAACAGATAGTCAAAACTATAACAGCACTTATTGGAGTAAGCAAAGTGGTGTTTTATCAGATGGAGGTGTTGGTTTATTTTATTTAAGCCCAACTTCTAATGTTATTAAGTATGAGGTAACACAAACTCAATACAATCAAATGTATTACAAGTTGCCATCAGGTGTAACAATAGGAAACACATATACGCAACAAGGATATGTAAAATGTGACGATGCACCTTATATACATTTTCAAATACACGCATTAAGTGGTAGCGCTTATATTGTTTGGGATAACGTAAATAATACAGTTATATCCGCAGACCCATCTATTGATAGCTATAATATTAAATCCTTAAGCGATGGTTGGGTAAAGGCTGAAATAACTTTTACCGCAGCAGTCTCAAGTATATATGCTTCATTAAAAACTTATTTTTCAACAAGCTCAACATCAAATTGGGCGGGTGTTTCGGTTGGAACAATAGCTTATCAAACTTTTGTTCAAGTAGAAAACCTACCCTACGCAACTTCATACATCCCAACATCGGGAGCATCAGCTACACGTAATCAAGAATTATGTAACAATGCAACACCAGTTATTAATAGCGAGGAAGGAACATTGTATGCTGAGATAGCAGCTTTGGCAAATGATAGTACTTTTAGAATGATAAATATTTCAGACGGAACACTTGACAATAGAGTAGAAATAAGCTATTCAAATACAGATAATTTGATGAGAGTTATTTGTTATGTAAATGGTGTAACAGTAGCAACTAAAAGTAATATATCGGCAAATATTTTAAATTTTAATAAAATAGCCTTTAGTTATAAAGAAAATGATTTTAAAGCATATCTAAACGGAGTAAATGTTTTTACAGATACAAGTGGTGCAATTTACCCACCTAATACACTTAATAGAGTTGATTTTGGTATACCATCAGTAAGTGGTTTTGATTTCTTCGGTAACACTAAAGGTTTAAAATATTATCCAAAAGCATTAGCAGACGTACAATTAGAAGATTTAACAACAATATAATTATGAATATTTATAAAACAGTATTTGATACAGAACAACAAGGTAAAGACGTTTTAATACAAAAAGACGTTTGGCAAGAAGTAACAGAAGAAGGTGTTACATCAATGCGGTATATCAACGGAACAAAAGCAGTTGTTTATATTGGCAAGGTGGTAAAAACACCTGGTACTTATGACCCAGATGGAAAGGAAATAACACCTCCAATTTATTACGATGGTGTTGCTTATGATATTATGAGTACAGATGACTTAGACTTCGGAAGTAATGAAGTTTACCCAGGAGATGCTTCAGCACATCAATTCTATGGATTTCCAAGAAACGCAGAAGTTCAACCACCTATTGAAGAAGAAGAAGTAATTTCAGAATAAATAGTGTAACTATATATAAAAAATAACCAATCAAATTAAATAAAATGGGAAAATTAACAGATGAACAATTAAAATCAGTAAAAGAATCACAAGGAAAGATCAACAACATATTAGTTGAAATAGGTTTCTTAGAGTCTAAAAAAGCTGAATACTTAGGTATGCATTTTGAAGCTGCAAAAGCTCTAGAGGAAATTAAGTCAGAGCTAAAAGAGCAGTATGGTGATATCACTGTAAACCTAATTGATGGGTCTTTTGAGAAGGTAGAGGCTAAGGAAACAAAAACTCTTCAAGTAGCTGAATAGTGAGTTCTATTATAAGAAAAATAAGTATAGGTTCAGACTATAAGAACGATGCAATGCATTACTCTGTAGGTCAAGAAGTATATGGCGGTCACAAGATAGCTTATATACTGCTGAGCGAAGAAGATAACTCTTATAATATACACATCAAAAAAAACAATGAGGTAATGCCGTGGAAGAAGTTTAATTCTAATATGGCAATATCCATTGAATACGATCTTCAGTATTAATGAGAAGTGTATATGACTTTATTGTAGAGCCAATAGGAGAGAGATACGACAACGAGTTAAAAATAGGTGATAAGAAATTAGTTTTAAATTCTAAAATAGAAAGTCACAAGTTTATAAATAATAAAGCTAGAGTGATATCTGTGCCAATAGCCTTCAAAACCCCCATAAAAATAGGTGATGAGGTTATTATTCACCACAATGTATTTAGAAGATACTATAACCAAAAAGGTAAAGAGGTAAATAGTAGTAAATACTTTAAAGATAATAAATATTTTTGTCAATTAGATCAAATATATTTGTATGGCAAAGATAACTCGTGGAAACCTTTTAATAATAGATGCTTTGTAGCGCCTGTACTTAATAAGGATGAGTTAGAGCTAAAGAAAGATAAAAACCATATTGGAATACTAAAGTATGGTAATAGTTCCTTAGAAGCTCTTAAAATAAACGAAGGAGATGTTATAGGCTTTACACCTAACAGCGAATTCGAATTTGTCGTTAACGATGAATTATTATATTGTATGAAATCAAAAGATATTGTAATTAAATATGAGCACGAAAAAAACCAAGCTCAGTATAATCCAAGCTGGGCAAAGAGCAGTTGAGGAGTTAATAAAAGTAGCTAAAGAACCTATAGTAGATTCAGGTGATGATATAACTGCTGATAGATTAAAGAACGCTGCAGCTACAAAGAAGCTAGCAATATTTGACGCTTTTGAAATACTAACACGTATAGAAGAAGAGAAAAGTATGATAAATGATACTGACAATGCTAAAGAAAAACCTTTTAGAGGTTTTGCAGAAGGGAGATCTAAATGATTTACGAGCAGACATTAGTAAAAACGCTAGACGATTATATTAAGCCATCAGTTGTAAAAAAGAATAACAGACATAAAAAGTGGAGTTATGGTTACAACGCTGATCACGATATAGTTATAATAAGTAAAGACGGTACTTTAGGTGAAGTAGTACAAATACAAAACCTAGTTATAGGTTTGCCATCTGAGCCTGAAAAAGTTTACAAGCGTTCAAACAAGAGAGCAGAGCAGAAATGGGAAAAGTTAAATTATCCTAAAGAGCTATTAAAAATAAAAAGCGTGTTTGACTGGGAGAAATATCCTAACGCATTTAAAGAAAAATGGTATGACTATATTGATGAAGAGTTTAAAAGACGTGAAGAAGGTTTTTGGTTCAAAAATAATGGTGTTGCTAATTATATTACTGGCACTCACTATATGTTCTTGCAGTGGTCCAAGATTGATGTTGGGGCAGCAGACTATAGAGAATCAAACAGATTATTCTTCATATTCTGGGAAGCTTGTAAATCAGATGTACGTTGCTACGGAATGTGCTATCTTAAGAACAGACGGTCAGGGTTTTCTTTCATGGCATCAAGCGAAGCGGTTAATCTCGCTACAATATCCACAGACTCAAGGTTCGGAATTTTATCAAAATCTGGTCAGGATGCGAAAAAAATGTTTACTGATAAAGTGGTACCCATCTCAGTTAATTATCCCTTCTTCTTCAAACCAATCCAGGACGGTATGGACAGGCCGAAGACGGAGCTCGCCTATAGAGTCCCAGCCTCGAAACTTACCCGTAAGAAACTCGACGAAGGTATTGCTTCCGAGGAGAGGCAAGGTCTTGATACCACGATCGACTGGAAGAACACCGGGGACAACTCGTACGATGGGGAAAAACTAAAGATATTAGTACACGATGAAAGTGGTAAATGGGAAAGACCTGACAATATATTAAATAACTGGAGGGTTACAAAACATGTTTACGACTAGGTAAAAG